GGCAGCAGCACTGAGGCTCGAAATCACGGCTGCCTCTTGCCCGCTGCCTGCTGCCTCAGAGATTGCGTTGGCCGAGAGAGACCGCGCGCGCCAGCATGGCCGCGATCTGCGTCTCCGAACGCCGGAAGCTCTCGGCATCCTGCGCGGTGACGTTGAACGTCACGCTGGTTCCCGCCCCGCCGCGCGCCGCGATGCCGAGACGCCCATCCGGTCCGCGCGAGAGCGGCATGATCGCCTCGGCTCCTCTCTCGCCTGCGATGCCCAGGCGGCCGCCAGCGAGCGGAAACGAGATCGGGCTCTGGATCACCCCTCCGGAGGCGAACGGCACAGGTATGCCCTGCCGAACGACCCCGCCTTTCGCGAACCCTATTCCGCCCGACATCAACCCCGACACGAGATTGCCGAAGCCCTGCTCGAGCGGCTTCAACGCGGCCTTGAGCACGATATCCGAAAGACGCAACGCCAAGGTGCGCAGCACGTCACCGACATTCCGCCCTTTGATGGCGATGCTGTCGAAGGCGCCGACGAGCGCATTCGAGAACTGGCGTCCGAGGCTCGCGGCGTTGCGCAACTCCGCCGAAAGCGCCGACGTGTCAGCATTGACAGCGACGGTCCAGGTCTCGACGGGCGACGTGAAATCCACCATGGCGACAGCTCCTTTATTTATCGGGATAGCGTTGGGCCAGCTCCGCGAGATCCCTGCGCGATAACGGACGCTCGGAGTGGGCGGAGCCGAAACGACCACGCACGGCGGCGTCCAGCTCGGCGAGCGTCAGGCTCCAGAACGCGCGGGGCTCGAGGCCGAGCAGGCCAAAGCCGATCGCCATCACCTCGTCCCAGGGAAAGGGCCGGGTGCTCCCGCGTCTCCCTCCCCATCGCTCCCGCCGCCCTTTGCGGCGAACGTTGCGGAGAGAAGCCGCGCCACGATATCGACGTAGCCGGCGGCACCTCCTTCGGCACGCATGGCGGCGACGGCCTGGTCGCTGACGTCGAACCCGGCGCCTCTGAGGCCCGCCCCGATGATGCGCTGGCAATCGCGCGCGGAGATGCGGCCCTTCTCGAAGCGCGTCGCGAGCGCCAACATGTCCTCGTCGCCGAAGGCCGCCTCCAGATTGGCGAGCGCGCCGAGCGTGAGGCAGAGCCGATAGGGCTTTCCGTCGAGGACTGCATCGATCTCGCCTCGGTGTCTGTTGGCCATCTCGTTGCCTCCTCTTTACTCAGCAGTGAACGTCAGAGCGCCTGCGGACTCGAGTGCCAGCTCGAACGACACCTCGCCGTCGTGGCGCCCCGTCAGCTCGAACGACGTGATCTGGAAAGCTCCCTCGACGATGCCGAAATCAGGCACCACCACCTGCCAGTCGCGGATCGTGCCGTCGAAGACATAGCTGCGGATGAGCTCGTCGGACGCTGAATCCTTGAAGATGCCCGAGCCGGAAAGTCGCGCGTGGCGCACCCCCGCGCCCGCCAGCAGCTCCCGCCATTGCCCGGCACTCTCCTGATGCGTGATGTCCACCGTCTCGGCGTTGAACGCGACCGCGCGGGAGCGCAGCCCCGCAACCGTGGTGAAGCTTCCTGCTCCGGTGCTGTCCACCTTGAGGAGAAGGTCCTTGCCTTTCTGTGCAGCCATAGCTTTGCTCTCATTATCTAACCCGCGCGAATGCGGACGTGGAGTTGCTCGGGAAATGCTCTCTACGGAATGGGCTCGACCACGGCGCGAAAGCGCGCCGTTCCGCGATGTGTTTCTCCATCGGCTTCCCGGGCGGTATCCGAGGTCTCGTGCCGCAAATTCACCAGCCGGAAGCCGTCGAGCGACAAAGAGGCGTCATGGAGCGCCGCGCGGATTGCTTCGAGAATGCGATGCACCTCGCGCTCGCCGCCGTGCTTGGACCAGACGCGCAGCGTGAACACGTGCTCGCTCGCGGTTTCGGTCCCCGCGCTCCAGTCCCGGACCGCGCTCGGACCGAAGGTGACGTAGGGGAACGCGGCGCCGCGCGGCGCCTCGTCATAAACCCACGCACCTCCGAGCAGCGCAGCGAGGCCGGTGTCCGCGACGAGTGCGCCGTAGACTGCTTTCTGAAGCTCCCAGGCTGGGCTTGCCATCTCTTACCTCCGGCGGTTCGTCTTAGACGGCTCCGTCCCGCTTTCCTCTGCCGTCGGCTGCGCATCACGCGTCCCGGCGGCGATGCGCACCGCAAGACGCTCGATCGCGCGACGGCGGATCTCGTTCACGAGCGTGTCGGCACGTGCGAACGCGGCCCCGATCAGGCGGACCGAGACCTTCACGGCACATGCTCCTCGACGAGGCACCTCATAAATCTGTGCCGCTCGCCAACGTCGATGACCGCGCGGATCTCGAAGATGCGCGTGCCGAGCGCGAAACGCATTTCCGGCACGACGCCCGCACGATGGCGGATCCAGATCTCGTGGCTCACGCGTGCGCTCATGCGATCTGCCTCGAAGCTCTCTGTGCCCGAAGCCGGCTTCAGTGCGCCCCACACCTCCGCCACCAGAGACCAGACACGCGTCGCGCCTCCGCCGCCGTCGGCCGTTGCCACGGGTGCCTGCAGCGACAGCCTGTGGCGCATTTCGCCGATCGACGCGCTCACAGCCGCACCTCGCGATAGGGCCTCAGCAGCTCGGAGACGGCGGGCGGAATGGCGGCAGCAGCCGATCCGATCTCGAGCGGATCGCGATGCTCGTACCAATGGGCGACGAGCAGAAGGATGGCGTGGCGGATCGGCCGGGGCACATCCTCCGCCACGTCGCCGAGACCTGCGCCGAATACGATCTCGATGCCGTTGACCGGAAGACCCGGTATCGTCCGCCGCCCTTCGCGCACGATGAGACGCGGGCGCAGCGCGTGGCCGTCGAGAAGGTAATCCTCGGGCGCAATCGTCGTAGGCGTCCCATCGCCCGCCCGCACCGTGATCGACGTGATCGCCGATATGGGGCGAAGGGGAAAGCGGAGCTCGCCGCTTTCCGGCCAGCGATCCAAAGTCATGCGCCAGCTTTGCGCGATCAATGCCAGGCCCAGCGCTGCTTCGACATGCAGACGCGAGGTGACGATCAGGCTCGCCACCAGAAGATCCTCGGCGTTACCGTCGAGACGCAGGTGGGCCTTCGCCTCGGAGACCGAAATCGGCTCCAACGCGGGCCCGCTCATCAGAGCGAGGGTCATTGCTGTGATCTTTCGTTGTTTGTGCCCCAACGAGCGAAGCCGCCGGTGGGGGGACCCGGCGGCTTCGCTCTCGACCGGCGGGCAGGGAGGAGAACCCGCCGGACTCTCATTGCGCTGGCGCGAGGCCGTCGCTCACTCCACATTTGGAGACGTATGTGGGCACCGGCCTTCGCCGGTGCGACGTCGAGTGTAGATAGTCCGCTCCCGCGCAACGAACGTCATCCCGGCGGAGGCCGGGACCCAGACAGGCTTCGGCGCATACGCCAGCGGGCAGCGGCGCGCCTTACTCCTCGAATTTGAGGAGCTTGATGGCATTGAAGTCCTGCACGCCGCCGCCGACACGCTTGGTCGTGTAGAAGAGCACGTAGGGCTTCGACGAGTAGGGATCTCGCAGCACGCGGATGCCGACGCGATCCACGATCAGGTAGCCGCGGCGGAAATCGCCGAACGCCACGGAGAAGCTGTCGGTCGCTATCGCCGGCATGTCCTCGCTCTCGACGACCGGATAGCCCATCAGCAGGGAGGGCTCTCCCGCAGCGGATGCCGGCTGCCAGACGTAGTTGCCGTCCTCGTCCTTCATCTTGCGGATCGCGGCCTGCGTGCCGCGATTGAAGACGAAGGTGCCGCCTGCGCGATAGCCGGACTTCAGCGTGTAGATGAGATCGATCAGCTTGTCGGCCGGGTTGGTCGCGGGGAAGCCACCGTCAACGCCGGTCTTGATGAAACCGATGTTGCCCCAGCTCCACGAGCCGTCGGCGACCTTCGTATAGTCGAGGAAGCCTTTCGGCTTGTTGGTGCCGTCGCCTGAAACGAAAGCCGTGCCTTCCTGCTGGGCGAAGGTGTCGCGCACCTCTTCGGCGATCCACTCGTCGATGTTGACCGCACTGTCGTCGAGCAGCGTCGCCGTCGCCGCCGGCATGGCGTAGAGCTCCATAGTCGGGAAGGCGAGCTCGGCCAGCGCCGGCGTATTGGTCTGGGTGCGCGCTGCAGTCTCGGCCACCCAGCCGGTGGCGAAGCCCGAAGTTGCGAACGGCTTCTTGAAGACCGATCCGGAGACCTGCCGCACGCTCGCGATGGAGCGGATCGGCGAGATGTCCTTCAGCGCGGAGATCACGGCCCGCTCTGTCTCGGGCGGCACCAGATAACCGCCATCGGCGCCGCTGTTGGTCGTGACCGCCAGCGCCTTGGCTTCGAGCCGCGACAGGTTTGCGGTCTCGCCCTTGCGTACGTAGTCGTCGAAGGCACGGCGATGCTCGCGCACGGCCGCGGTCTCGATCTCCCCGCCAACCAGATGCGGCCGCTGCGCCTTCACCGCCAGCCGGTCGGCGACGCGCTTGGTCTCGTCGAGCGCGCGGTCGAGGCGAGCGAGCTTGTCGTCGATCAGGGGGTCCGACGACGATCGGCGCTCCAGCTCGGAAAGCCGCTCGTCGTTGGTGTCCTTGTAGGCCTCGAAGGCGCGCATGAACTCCTCGAATGCCGCGCCGACGCTGCCGCCGGACTTGGTTTCGAGACGCTGCGTCTCGATGTTGGTGTTGTCTGTCATCTCTGTGGGATCCTTTGCTCTCGAACTCAGTGCTTGAAGAGCGTCGCGGCCGCCCGGCGCATCAGCGCGGCCAGCCTCGTCTCCTCGCTTGCGCCTTCTTTTGTGCCTTGGCCCGCATCCCGCAGGGCCTTGAGGCCAGATAGACCCGAGCGCATCAACGCGCGGGCCTCGCTTCGCGTCAGCCCAGCATCCCGCGTGAGCCAGCGTTCAAATTCGCGCTCCGTCGGCGGGGCCGACGCGAACGGCCTGGTCTTGGTCGACGTGATGCGCGCTTCAGGGAGGAGCGGAAAGGTCACGATCGAAATCTCCCAGAGGTCGATCTTCTCCAGGTGGCGCACGCCGCTCGCGCGGTCACGGCGCGCCTTCACTGTCTTGAATCCGATCGAGAGCCCGTCGAGCGCGCCCTCGCGCATCAGCGCCATGACCTCACGGGCCTTGGCGACATCACGCATCAGGCGGCCTTGCGCATAGAGGCCCCGGCTGTCCTCCTCCAGCGTGGTCCAGACTCCGATCGGCTGATTGGCATCGTGCTGAAACAGGAGCTTGATGCCGCGTGCTCCACGTGCCGCCAGGCTTTCGCGGAAGGCGCCCGGCAGCACGACGTCTCGCCCCAGGTCCTCGCGATTGAACAAGCTCGCGTAACCCTCGAAGCTGCCGTCGGCGTCGGCCTGCTTGAAATCGAGGGAGATGAACTTCACCTCGGGAACTGGCAGCATTTGCGTCGGCGGCGGCGCAAAGCCGCTCCGTTCCCATGTGCGAAAGGCCATGAGGCGTACTCTCCAGGTTGTTATGTGGTGTCGGCTGGCGC